AGCGGCCTTCTGTTACATGCCAATATTCACTACGATCAAAATGCCGTTGCATGGTCAAACTATGCTTTGGCTCTATAGTAAGTTCTTTTACTTTAGTTCCTTGTACTTCGTGTAGGACACGATAGTAACCCCAAGAACGTATTGTCTTAGGTGCCTTCCACTCTTCTAATATCCAACTACTGCTATTCTTCTTGTCTTCTCCACCAACCCCAAACACAAACTCTACATCTTTAACCTCCATCTCTGGAATGTTATTTTCTGTGCGATCTCCACCATTGGCAAATATGATCTGACTGTTGGGATATAGATCTTTAACATTGTGTATGGCTTCTAATGCCGTATCATCATCATCGTTAAACAAGATGACTCCGTCGACAAACTTAAGATTTTCAATGATAGCCACACGTTCTGTACCAGGCATAAAAGCACGACCTTTTTTGCGGGCAAGCCAGGCATCGCTGTTGACTCCCACTATCAGAACATTACCAAGTTGGCGGGCGGCAGCGAGGTATGCTATGTGCCCAGAGTGCGGGGGATCAAATCCGCCTGTACACAGTACTACACGATTAATCACTTTACGAATCTTTCCTTGGGAGGTCTCGTTATACCAACAGGTTTAAGAAGTTGGGTCTCTCTAGTCACTGCTCCTGCTTGTTTAAGTTTAGATTCTTTAGCATTAATATTTTTATTAAAAATACCATTAACCGTCGGCTCACCAGCTTCTTCTGGGATCACTGTTTGTTGTGGGATCCAATCAATGTAATAATTTTCTTTATCTAACCACGGCATGATCACTTCTTCTTGTTTTAGAAACCCATTTTTAGTAATGCTTTGTGCTACACTAGGGTGTAGTAAATTCTTGTCAGCTAGGTCAAACCAGGAGGTAGTTTTAGGATCCATTGGCTCAACATCACTCTTATATACTGCCATCTGTATCCAGGGATCATTAAACTGTTTTAATAGATAGGCGTCACGGCAATCAAATCCATTGACTGCTAGCATGTACATTAAACTAGTAGGCGTATAGTTATAATAGCAATTATTATAAGTTCTACTGTAGTATCTATTATTTTCTACGCCATTATTTTGCGGAACATGAATGACCAGCATGCCATTGACCGTCATCTGTTCATTCCAAAATCGTAGTGTTTCCAATGGATTATGACTATATTGTAGACTATCATGACTCCACATTAGATCAACACTAACAGGAATAATTCGCTGTTCAGTGAAATCTCGGTTAATCTTATTGATATTAACAAGATCAGGAACTTGACTTAATTTACCTGCATCTCTATCAACAGCAAAACAATTATAATTGTATGGTTCTGGTGGATCATCTTTGCTTTCTAACATTGCCCACCAGGTGATATCTCCGCCAGTACCACAGCCCATATCACAGACAGTACGCAGACTTTCTAAGAAAGTATCATAGCCGCTGATAATATCTAAGGTTTTTTGATTGTGATTAGCCAATTGATGCGTCCTCCATACCTGCTGTTCTTAAGCGTGTTACATGTCCAAGCATGAAGTTCTTGCTTTCAAGCCCCTTCATGATGCCTAACCAACGATTACGCAGTAAGGCCACTTCGTTAATGATAGTTTCAAAGTCAATGACTTCGTCTTCACCATCAACATATTTTTCTACATCACGACTTGTTAGGGCACGTTGATAGTTTTCTAAATATTTCTTAAAGTGTTTAGTACGTATCTTGCGTAGTTGAATATTTAGATAGTTGAGGACCGCTTCAATCTCTTGTAGTTGATTAAAACGGCGTTCTGTAATACCAGGCAGGCCAGCAAGATTCTTTTCTATGTTACCATAGACCCCAACTTCTTTTTTAGCATCATCCAGTTCTTTTTCATAGTGATCTATAAAGTCTGGAATACTGCCTAAACTTGCAACTACACGACTATACCACATTAATAATCATCACCGTCATCTTCTTCATCGGCGATCGCTTGATCTTCTTCATCGCCAAGATACTCTTTAACAGCACGACCTAGATAAGCGTCGGTACCGCCAAAGGTTTTAAGTTCACTTTCAGTGATATTGTGATCAGCGGCAACACTGATAACATGATCAGCGGCGGCTTGGCGATCCTTAGGACCAATATACTCTTTACAAGTAAGCCAAACTTCACTGGCAATATCTAATTCAACATTCATTTTTAGGTTTTCCTTGTTGTGTTAATTTAATCATCTTCTGTAAATCTGCTATGTTCATCTCTATTAATGTTAAATCACGTGTTGATCTTTTATATTTCAATTCAGTAGTTAGTTTAACTAGTTCTATATATCTTCTCCATCTCTCTACTAGTGTCAAATTGGGGTTAGTCTTAGACACCCAATTTGACATGTTTGCATATTCCATATTGAATATTTCAATTCCTAGCTCATTACGCATCTTGTCTAACGGAGTATTTTTTAAAATAGCCACTGGACTATTCAAATTGGTTCCAATGATAGTATCATTGATTTGATATTTTTGATTTCTAATAAAAAACTCAATGGTATCCTGATGATCTTCTAGTGTTTCTGTAGGGTAAGCTGTAAACATTAATATATGATTTTTAATTTTATATTTTTCACTCATTTCAAAATGATAGTCGATGTCCTCATTAGAGAATTTTTTTCCTAAATGATCTCTTACCCTTTCACTTCCCGATTCGATTCCAATCTCTAAGCGATCGCAACCAGATCTATTTAATAACTCAAATACTGATTCAGGATGATGCTGTTTTGGTCTTATGATAAATTGTCCTGAATATTTTAATTTTTTAAAGTCAGGATAAACATCCTGTAATTTTATCAATGATTCCATAACCTCAATGAATTGTTTCATTGAACCATTGATTAAACTGTCAGTAAAAAAATAATTTAAACATTTTACTTCATTATAATGTTTTACAATTTCATCTACGATAGATTTAGCCGACCTAAATCTAAATTTTTTCCATATATGCCCTACATCACAAAATGTACATCGCCTAACACATCCTCTACTACCAGTTATCGATATCTCATGAACAAAATTTTCTAAATTAGACTTATACCAATTTAAATTAATCTTCTTATATGTTGGTAAAATTATTGAGTCGAGATCATCAATTTGTGGCACCCAGTTTTCAAATTTTGAATTTTTATTGTTAACTCCTAGAGTTATATTACCTTTAAGAAATTCATCAAATGCTTTATCACCTTCTCCCAATACATAGTAGTCTAATAAATCATTATCAACTAAAATTTTACCAGCTGTTTGATTGGATTCTTGTTCGTAGCTTATACCCGGACCACCAGCAATAATAGTAGCTTTAGTTTTAGATCTTAATTTCTCTAAAAATCTTCTAGTCCATGGAATTTGCATAACACTAAAAGATGATATTGATATTAAATCAGGCTCATACGATAACACTTGATCAACAGCCAGATCCATTACTCGATCGACTTTGTTAATTAATTCTTTATTATCGTGTTTTATTTCTGTCAATGAAGAAAAAATGTTAGCTATTTTTTCCCATTCCTCATTGCCAAAGTATGACCATAAAAAAATATTAAGATCGAAAATATCATAATCTATATCATTATGCTCACAAATGCCAGCTAATACCGCCAGCGCTGGCGGTGGCCTTTCAATGGTTAGTATTGCTGACGCAGCTAAAACTACTTTCTTATACATTTTGTATTTTTTTCAAATCATTTTCCAACTGTTGAATTTTTTCTTGTGCTATTATACATCTCTCATAGTATGACATTTCTGGTTTATTGTACTTCTCATCTTGTTCTATCTTTTTTTCTAATAACCATGATATTAAAGGAACCTCTATGCTCCAACTCCAAATTCCGTTACACCCCCATTTTAATGCTTGCGGGTGCGTTTGATCACCAAATTTATATACTCCTATCCACTTGTAAAAATTTGGTAATAATACATCATCTACGTATATATCAACTAACTCAACTATTTGATCTTGTAATATATTATTGTCATTGTCTACTTTGGTATTTATGTTAGTTTTTCCGTAGAATTCAACAAATAAAATATGTTTACCGTTTACTAAATCTATCGGTATCGTTATTTTAGCTTCGCCGGCGGTAAAAGTGTAATCTTCAATTAGATCTAAATCTAACAAAAATTTTAACTTTGGCCAACCATTGCATTCAGTGACTTTAAATATCAGCTCTATCTTGTTCATTTACTAATTCTTCTGTTTCTTCAACTACTTTTGATTCAGTACTTAGCAAGTTAACATTAGATGACAATTCTTTCATTACTTTGTCTAAGCAACCATCTTCGTTGCGTTCCCAGGCTTTGCGAAATTGTTTAATAGTTGTTTTATTAGCAAAGGTATAAACTAAACTGTTACCTTCTTTTGTCAGCAAGCTCTTAGCTTCTAACATGTCTGTTAATCCACTGTATGGACTCATACCTGTTTCATATGGAATCTCAACTTGTACTGACTCGAACGGTTTAGCGTATCTAGTCTTCATGATCTTACAAGCAGCACGGATACCGTTAACTGTTGTAGTCTTATTACCATCAGCGTCTGTTTTAAGTTTAAGTTTACGCATGGCAACCACAATTGAACTTGCGTAGATAAATCCTTGACCACCTGAAATTTTATCATCTGGATCAAACATATCTTGCGAAGCGTATGTATGATTTGTACAAACTAATCCAAGATTCAATGTACCAAACATGTTTACGCAGTTACGTACAAGTGCTGTTAGTGCTTTAGGTTTACGACCCATGTCACCTTTCATCTCGCCTGCTTCAAACTGATTAACGTCTGTTGGAGTTAACATCATACCTAAACTGTCTAGAACAAACAGGACCTTTGGACGATCTTCTTCTGGTAGAGTGCGATATTCTTTAACAAAGTCACTAATAACTTTGGCCACATCATCGATCATAGCCATGTTAAGTTTTAGTAATTTGTCTTCACCAGTATCTACACCAAGTGCGTGTAACCATGATTCATCAAGTGCGTTTTCTGTATCGATCAAGATTACATAAATGCCTTGCTCTTGTGCATGACGTACAATATTACCTGAACAGATAAATGATTTACCTGCACCTGACTCTCCTGCAAATACAGTTACTTTACCCATCGGAATACCTTTGGTAAAGTCTCCACTTAGTAAGTAGTTTAATGTGTAGTTGCCTGTTGAAATCCAATCTGTTGGATCGTTAAAGCCAATACCTAAGCCTTCAATTGACTTAGTGATTGACTTTCTAAATTTTGATATATCGAATGGTTTTGCCATGTTTATTTGCCCTCTATTAAATTGTATAATTCTGTGAATACTGCCCTGCTGTTAATGTTGCGTCTCC